ACAGGTCAGAACTTTATTGATGCAGATGACTTCTCAGGTCCTGTATCTGATGTACGTCCTGCTGCTGATCCTAACATTGTTTCTGATGTACAGCGTGTACAACAAGCACAAGCACTCCTACAACTTGCCTCCACGACCCCTGGCATGAATATGTACGAAGTGCAGAAGAACTACCTCAAGGCCATGAAGGTCAATAATATTGATATGGTTCTCCCAGATCCAAAAGGTCCTAACGCTATCAAGCCAGGTCCTTCTGAGAAGATCCAGATTGAACAAATGAAGATGCAAACTAAGCAGGCTGATCAGCAGATGCAGTTCAAGCTTGCAATGATGAAGCTGATGAAAGATGTTGAAATCAATCAAGCTAAGATTCATAAGTTAGAAGCTGATGCCATCCTTGCCGTTGAGCAAGCAGGTGGTGTACGTACAGGACAAGATATTGCAATGCTCGATGCACAGATTGGTGCAGCTAGAGCACACAACGAAGGAATTCAGACAGCTCTCAAGACCATGATGGACCTTGAGAAGCACATGACTGATATGAGTCAACCCCAACCAGAAGCTATGCCTAAAGAAGGGGATGTATCACCAGAGATGTAACAAGGAGGAAGTATGGCAGTCATAGTGACTGAAGAAGAGTTTGCAAGTTGGAGAGATAGTAGGGTTACAAGAGCGTTTATGTTAGCTCTGAAGAACGATAGAGAGTGGTTAAAGGAAATGTTGTTAGCAGGTACTGAAGACGATGCAAATATTCGTGGACGTGCAACAGCCGTTACTCAAATCATTAGTCTAACCTACGAAGAGTTAATGGAATCAGTTAAGGAGCACAGAGATGTCTAACGTAAGTGGTATTACTCCAGTCTTTGACAGGGTGCTTATTAAGCCCCTAGAAGTTGAAGAGAAAACAGAAAGTGGAATCATTCTTTCTACTGGTGAGATGACCGACAGAGAACAGCTTGCTAACACCACAGGACAGATTATTGCCTTAGGTGAAGAAGTTCCCGAAGGAGTTGTTTCAGTAGGTATGAAGGTAGGTTACGCTAAGTACGCTGGTTTAATGTACAAAGGTAAAGACAACAAAGATTACCGCATGATTAACTACGGTGATTTAGTGTGCAAATTAGACGATGACATGAAACTGATAGATCCACATCTATTAAAAGGAAGAACACAATGAGTGAAGAACTGCAACAAGAAGTAGCACAGGAAGCTCCAGAAGCTCCTCAGTACGAGTCCGAAGCAAGGGCACAAGGCTGGGTAGCCAAAGAAGAGTTTCGTGGCTCTGAGGACGATTGGGTTGATGCTGAGACGTTTGTACGTCGTGGCAAAGAGATTATGCCAATCCTCCGCAAGAACAATGAGAAATTGCTTAAAGAATTAGGTGAAGCTAAAAAGGCTGCCGAAGAAGCACGTGAAGCTGCAAAAGAGTTTCGTGAGTTTCAAAAGCAACAGTTTGAGCGTAAAACCAAAGAACTTGAAAGCCAGCTAGAGCAACTGAAGCAAGCTAAGCGTGATGCAATTACGCAAGGTGATGGCGACAGAGCTATGGCGATTGACGATGCGATGGACGATTTAAAAGAACAACGCATTGAGGCTAAAGAAGAACTTAAAGCTGCTGAAGAGAAAGCTAAAGAAGTTCCACAGGTCACTGCTGATCCTGTCCTGAATGCTTGGATGGATAAGAATGACTGGTTTGGTAAAGATACAAGAATGACTGGTGTTGCTAATGGTTTAGGTGTTGAACTCCGTCGTGAGAACCCTGGCCTCAATGGACAAGCCTTCTTGGATAAACTAGACGCAGAACTTCAAGAAATGTTTCCAGAGAAATACGGTAAGAAACGTACACCTAACCCAATGGAAGGCTCTCCTAACGGAACAGCTAGACCAACGGTAAGTTCAGGTAAGAAGTCTTACGGTAATTTACCTCCAGAAGCTAAAGCAGCTTGTGATAAATTTGTTAAGCAAGGTCTGATGACCAAAGAAGCTTATGTTGCAGAATATGATTGGGAATAAGGGAGAAAGAACATGACTGAGAACAAACGTGAAATTAAAGCTACACCAGAGTCTACTAAGGTAGAGCGTCCAACTCGCAAGAGAGGCGTATTTAATGGGACTGTGGGCAAGCTGCAAGTAGGNTCAACCATTCCAGGTTATCACTTGCANATTTTCAATGACATGCCTGGACGCATCCAGCAAGCCACTGAAAACGGTTATGAATTCGTTCATCCCAACGAGGTAGGTGGTACTACGGAGAATGTTACATCACGTAATACCGACATAGGAGATAAGGTTCGATTCTTAGTAGGTGCAGGCGAAAAAGGTGAACCCATGTATGCTTATTTGATGAAAATCAAACAAGAGTGGTGGGAAGAAGACCAAGCNGAACTACAAGCAAAGAACGATAAAACCGATGCAGCGATTAGACAAGGGAAAACGCCTGGTGCGGATTCTACTGGTTTCTACAACGCTGGCATTAAATACTAAAACTTTCTTAAAAGGAAAAACAAATGGCAAACGTAAATGCCGTAACAGGACTGTCGCCAGTAGGCACAGTTACTGGTGCACCCTTCAATGAGCAAGGCTACCTTTACGCTATCGCTAACGACGCTTCTAACACATACGCTATTGGCGATATTGTTAAGTCTGCTGTTGGTAACGATGCAAACGGTGTCGGTCTCGTAACTAAAGCTGCAGCAACTGACGTTCCTTTGGGCGTTATTGCTTCTATCCGTGTTGCTAACCCAGGCGTAAGCTTGCAAGGCACAAACATTGACTTAGGTAAGCTGTACATCAGCTTGAGCTCTGGTTCATACACCTATGTTTATGTTATCACTGATCCAAACGTTGTATATCGTGTACAGGCTAATGCTACTGCAAATGCTAAAGTTGGTTCTACCGCAGTTCCAACAATTACTGCTGACCAGACTTCTACATTAAGCCAGTCTTCACCATTCTCTGCTACATACGTAACTCCAGATAGCTCTGCTACTGCAGCTTCTATGTTCCAGATCGTTGGCCTCTATCAAGAGCCACAAAACGTTCCTGGTGCTTACAACGACGTATTGGTTGTGTTTAATAAGCATCAATACAAACAAGCATTCGGTGCTTAATTAATAGGAGATATATAAAATGGCTGGTGTAATTACAACTGGTACACATCCCAAGGCCCTATGGCCTGGTATCAAAGCTTGGTGGGGTCAGGTTTATGACGAGCACCCAGAAGAGTANATTCATCTCTTCGACAAAGANACTTCGATGCAGAACTACGAAGAAGAAGTTCAGTTAACAGGTTTCGGTTTAGCTCCTGTTAANTCTGAAGGTCAAGGCGTTCAGTATGACTCAGAAGTTCAAGGTTTCGTAACACGTTATACCCACATTGCATACGCATTGGGTTATATCGTAACGAAAGAAGAACTCGATGACAACTTGTATGAGCAAGTGTCTAAGCGTCGTGCTGCTGCTTTGGCAATGTCTTTCCGTCAAACCAAAGAAAACGTTGCTGCTAACATCTATAACCGTGCTTTCAATTCTACCTATACTGGTGGTGACGGTGTATCTATGTGTGCAACTAATCACCCTAATACTTCTGGTGGCACTTTTGCCAACACCCCAACTGTGTCTGTTGACCTTTCCGAGACTTCCTTGGAAGATGCAACTATCGCAATCATGGGCTTCCAGAATGATCGTGGTCTCTTGATCAACGTCATGCCACGTAGCTTGATCGTTGCTCGTCAAGAATGGTACAATGCTAACCGCATTTTGAAATCAGTATTCCAATCAGGTACTGCAAATAACGACATCAACGTTCTGAAGGCAACTAATGCCATCCCAGAAGGTATCGTTATGAACCACTACTTGACAAGCCCACACGCTTGGTTCTTGCGTACTAACGTTAAGAATGGTTTACAGTATTTCGAGCGTACCGCAATTAGCTTCGACATGGATAATGATTTTGACACCATGAACGCTAAAGCTAAAGGCTATGAGCGTTACAGCTTCGGTTGGACAGACCCACGTTGTATCTATGGCGTGAACGGTCCTTGATAATTAATGGCTAAAAGCAAGGAACAAAAAGCTGCATACATGCGTGAATATAATAAACGCAAGCCAGCATCACAAAAGCAGATTGATTTAAAAAGAAGATTTGGTATTTCTTTAGAAGATTATGAAGCGATGTTGGAAAAGCAAAATGGTGTTTGTGCTGTATGTGGCAACCCTGAAACAGTAATAGATAGCAGAACTAACGAACCTAGAAGCTTGGCAGTTGATCACTGTCATACTACTAAAAAAGTTAGAGGATTGTTATGTATGGGTTGTAATCAAGGGCTGGGTAACTTTCGGGATAATCCAGAGTTTCTTGCCAAAGCAATTAGTTATCTATTAAATTAGTTCTTTACATTTGAACTAGTTTGTGTTATAATGGTCGGGTTAGGGGTTCACAAGACTCCTTTCCCTTCCTCTCAAAGGAAACAATATGGGCACAATTAAAACCCCAATGGATGCAGTAGTTAAGAATAAATCTTACATGTCTGCACCTAAGCAAAAAGAAGTAAAGGGTCTAGGCAACACTCAAGCAGTTGAGAACAAAGAAGGTCAAGACTCTGGCGTTAAAAAGAAGCGTCTACATGCAGTAGAAGCTTTGCATTATCCTAAGTAACAATTCAATAATCCTAAACGTCTTAATTGACGTGAACCCATCACTTTTAGGAGATTTAAATGGGCACACCAACAAGATTTACCTATGGCGTAGCAACAGTTCCACGTGGCTATCCTCTTTCAAGCTATCCCCTTCCTGATCCTTTCAATAGCACAAGCGACACAGGTTTTGGCGTAGCTACTTACTCTAACGATTTCATGTCTGTTAATGCTGAAGACTTTACCATCTCTGGTACTTCTTCCACATTGGCAGTCGCTTCTGGTTTAGGTGGTTTGGCTGTATTGACCCCAGGCGGTACTACTACAGCTACTTCAGCTTTCAAAGCAGGAACAGCTTTTGGTTTTGTAGCTGGTCAAAAACTCTGGTACACAACTCGCTTAGAAGTTAGTGCAACTACTGGTGCTTTCACTGCAGGTCTGGCTTCTGCTGGTACTTCTGCAACTGATGGCTTGTATTTCTCTACTACTGGTACTACCGTTAACTTGGTATCACGTGTAGGTTCTACTTCTACTACTTTGGTATCTAGCGTAGCTACTTTGGCTGCTAACACTTTTGTAGAACTTGGTTTTCACTACAACAACACTGACTTGTTAGTTTATGTTAACAATCAGTTAGTTTCTCGTGTAACCTCACCAACCATCGGTGCTTCTGGTACAAACTTGACCAGTGCGTTGTTGTCTCCAATCTTTACCGACACACCAACTGCTACTGAAACAATGACCATTGACTACGTATTGGCTGCTGTCGAAGTTTCACGTTAATAGGGAGTAGCACATGACTACTACAATT